GGAAGGCGCCGACGACACGCAGGACGACAAAGCGGACGCGGTACCCGTCCCGGACAACATACCAATGAGCAAGGCCGGAGACATATGGTACCTCGGACAGCACCGCCTCCTCTGCGGCAGCGCCACAGACAAGGAAGCTGTCGCCAAGCTGATGGCCGGAGAAAAGGCCCAGATGGTCAACACGGACCCGCCATACGGCGTAAGCTACGAGACCCAGAGCGGCAAATTTGACATGATCAAGGACGACGACCTCACCGGAGACGACCTGATGGCTACTCTCCTAATACCCGCCTTCAAGAACTACGCGGAGAACACGGAGGACGACGCAGCCTTTTATATCTGGCACGCCTGCAGCACCCGGCGAGACTTTGAGGACGCCATGACCGCAGCGGGCATCGTTGAGAAGCAATACATCATCTGGGTAAAGACCGCACCGGTCCTCGGACATGCAGACTACCAGTGGGCGCATGAACCGTGCTTCTACGCAGAGAAGGCAGGCCACAGCGCACACTTCTACGGCGACAGATCACAGCGCACGACATGGAAAGCCGTGCTACGCGGCTCGGACGGAACCGCGACAGTCCTCACAGGAGGCGTGGTGCTTACCGACGGAGCCGGAGGAAAGGTGTTCATTTCAGACAAGCCGCCGAAAGGCAAGAAAATCAGGTGCATAAGGCTAAGCGAAGGCCGCAGCGTCTGCCTCTACCCGGAGAGCAAAGCAAACACCGTCTGGGAGATCAGCCGAGACACCGGCACCGAGCACCCGACCCAGAAGCCGGTGGAGCTTGCCGTCAGAGCAATAGACAACAGCACGAAGCCGGGCGACCTTGTTCTTGACTTCTTCGCAGGCAGCGGAAGCACCCTGATAGGTGCAGAGATGACCGGGCGCAGGGCCTACGTTATTGAGCTTGACCCTCGCTACTGCGACGTGATCGTGAACCGATACGTCCGTTTCACAAATAACCTCGGTGTTACCTGCCTCCGCAATGGAGAGGAGCTGCTATACACGAAGCTCAAAGCGGAGAACGACTACATCAACGGTAACGCATGAGAATAAGAGCCAACACATGAGGCAGGAGCCGCGAACAACGGAGCCTGCCTTTTTATATTTCACACTTCACAGGAAAGGAGGCAATCTTCATGGCGAAGTCAAAAAGCGACCGCCCCGAGCACAGGGAGATATGGGATAGGCTCCCGGGCGAACCCGGACCCGCGTATGATAAGTTTTGTCGGTACCGCGACATGAAATACACCGGGACGGACGGAAGCAAGCTCGACGGCATACAGAGGCCGTACCGAAGGCGGAACCTTCGCGGCCTTGCGGAGGAAATGGGGATAAAACGCTGGATGAACCTCGGAGACTTATCCGCAAAGTACAAATGGGTAGAGCGCTGCGAAGCCTACGACGCGGAAATCGAGAGGCAGATACGCGAACAGCAGGAGCAAGCGATCCTGAAGATGAACAAGGATCACGCGGACCTCGCAGCCCAGATGGTCCGAAAAGCGGCCAAGCGCCTCCTGACCATCCCGGAGGAGGAGCTAAGTGCAGCCGACATCGTGCGTCTGGTCGATGTCGGAGTAAAAATAGAACGCCTATCACGTGGAGAGTCCACAGAAAACAAACAGATAAGCGGAGAGACGACGCTCAAGCACACTGGCGCCGTTACGGTCAAGGCCACCAACGAGCTGAACCTTTCCGACTTGTCAGACGAGGAGCTGGCACAGCTTGAAGGACTTCTGGAAAAGCTACATCCAGAATCCGACATTTGATATCGCGTCGGTGAAAGCTGCGCTGCAAAGAGAGAAGGCCGAGCGGTACCTCCCGGAATTTATCAAGCAAGCGTGGCCAGTAATCGAACCGGGCACGCGATATGTCGACAGCTGGCACATCCATCTGATAGGCGAATACCTGCAGGCCGTGAACGAAGGGCAAATCAAGCGGCTTATAATCAACATCCCGCCCCGGTACATGAAAAGTATCGAGGTCACAGTCTGCTACCCAGCGTGGACATGGATCAAGGCGCCGGAGAAGCGCTTCATAAAAGTGAGCTATTCCGACAGCCTGAGCCGCAAGCACAACATTTTATCCCGTGATATCATCACCAGCCCATGGTACCAGAGCAACTGGGGAGATAGGTTCTACCTGAAGGACGACGTCAACAGGCAGAACGAATTCAAGAACGACAGCCACGGAATGATGTTCTCCACCAGCGTCGGCGGAACCGTAACCGGCGAAGGCGGCGACGTCATAATCGTAGACGACCCCCAGAACCCGCTCATGGCCAACAGCGAAACAGAGCGCCAGGCGGGAATAAACTTCTTCAAGAACACCCTGCAGACAAGGCTCAACAACCCGAAGACGGGCGCCTTTATAGTCATCATGCAGAGGCTCCACGAGAACGACCTCACCGGTTACATTTTATCGGAGGAGCTGGGCTACGAGCATTTATGCCTCCCAGCAGAGGCGGAGAAAAGAACCGTCGTTCACTTCCCTATCAGCGGCAAGCAGATCATCCGGGAAGAAGGCGACATCCTGAACTCGGAGCGCTTCGACAAGCAGGCGCTCGACGGATTGAAGAAATCCATGGGAAGTGTCCAATACGCCGGGCAGTTTCAGCAGACAACGGCACCGGCAGAAGGCGCCATATTCAAGAGAGAATGGCTGCAGAACTTCTACAGGACAGCACCCAACACCAACGACATACAAAGCTGGGACATGGCATTCACCAAGAGCGAAGGCAGCGCCAAAGTCGCAGGCTTCGTAATGGGACGCCACGGCAGCGCGATCTACGTCAAAGACCTTGTAAATGACAAGATGAGCTTCACGGAAAGCGTAACAGCCGTCCGGACGCTCTCGGGCAAATGGAGAAAAGCCAGAGCCAAGGTCGTGGAGAACAAGGCCAACGGCCCCGCCATCGTCGACCTTTTGAAAAAGGAAATACCGGGCATGGTAGAATTCAACCCGAAGGGCAGCAAGGAGGAGCGTGCCATCAGCGTGACGCCTTACTTCGAAGCCGGGAACATATTCCTGCCGGACCCGGCAACACACCCCTGGGTAGAGGACCTGATCCGCGACCTTTTGATATTTCCAAAAGGAACCTACAAGGACACGGTAGACGCCCTGGTGCAGGGCATTCTTTACCTAATGGATAAACCGGCAACGACAGGACCGCCGAAGCAGGAGACCCTGACAAAGTCGAGTTATTGGAGAGTTTAACACCAAGCACCATACAAGCACCATACAAGCACCAGACAAGTACAGTGCTTGCCCGATACAAGCACCAACCCAGCACAAGGCGAGTACAGTAAGGGTATCGTTTTTGAACACGACGAGCACCGAAAAGACGAAAAAGCAGTTTTTCAAAGACAGGCATAAAACGTCGGAAAACGCAGCGGAGGCGTGATTATTCAAAAAACGACACGCCAAAAAGCCAGTGTTTACAAGGTTTTCAGCAAAGCACCATACAAGCCCGGTGCAAGCACCAGACAAGTACGAGGAAAGCACAGTTCTTTCCTCGCCTATTACTGGTACCCTATTACCTATTACCTTTTACCTATATCCCTATACACCGTTAACGCCAAAAGGCGAAACGCGGACTGGATAGGAATCAATTTTATTACAACGCTTTTCAAATGAGGCGGAGGAAGGAGGAAACATACATGGCGAACAACAGCCTAAAAGAAATCGGTCGAATAGGCCAAAAGAGATACGGCGGCTTTTTCTATGAGGAGTTTCTAAAAGAGCTTCAGGGAAGAAAAGGCATAAACGTCTACAAGGAGATGAGCGAGAACGACGACGTCATAGGCGCCATAATTTACGCCATCGAAATGCTCATCCGGCAAGCCTCATGGAGCGTGCAACCGGCAGGGCTTACACCAAAGGACGAGGAAGCAGTCGATTTTATTTATTCGTGCATGGACGACATGCAGGAGACATGGACAGACACCATATCGGAAATTTTATCATTTTTGACATTCGGATGGAGCGCCCACGAGATCGTCTACAAGAGAAGGAGCGGCAAGAACCGCGACCAAAGACTAAACAGCAAATACGACGACGGGCTGATCGGCTGGATGAAGCTGCCCATTAGATCGCAGGAGACCCTGTGGGAATGGATATACGACGGCAGCGACAACTTAACCGGCATGATCCAGACAGCGCCCCCGAGCTTCGAGACCATCGAGCTCCCGATAGAGAAACTGCTGCTTTTCAGAACCAAGAGCCGAAAAGGAAACCCGGAAGGCCGGAGCATTCTCCGGAACGCATACAGACCCTGGTACTTCAAACGCAGGATACAAGAAATCGAAGGAATCGGTGTCGAGCGTGACCTTGCAGGCTTCCCCGTTTTAACAGCCCCGGAAGGAATGAACATCTGGGACGAGGACGATCCGGACATGGGACCGATAAGAGTAGCCGCAGACAAGATCGTGCAAAACATAAGACGAGACAGCCTGGAAGGACTATCAATGCCAAGCGGCTGGAAGCTGGAGCTTTTAAGTACCGGAGGACGGCGACAGTTTGACACCAACGCCATAATCGAAAGATACGACACCAGGATAGCAATGACCGTCCTGGCGGACTTCGTTCTTCTCGGCCACCAGACCGTCGGCAGCTTTGCACTTTCAAGCGATAAGACGAAATTATTCGCAATGGCCGTCGGAGCATACCTCGACATCATCTGCGAAACATTCAACAACAAGGCGATCCCGGCACTCATCGACCTAAACGGAGACCACTTCAATGGCATAACCGGCTACCCGACACTTGAACACGGGGACATCGAAGACGCAGACACCGAGAAGCTGGCCGCGTTTATCCGCGACATGACCGGAGTAGGCGTAATCATACCGGACGACGCCATCGAGGACTACGTCAGAGAAGCAGGCGGACTGCCTGAACGTTTGGAGGACAACGACAGCAAGCGGAACATGATGCCGACAAGAATGCCGTATCAGCCAAGCAGCTACGTGAACCCCGGCAAGGACGATGACGAAGAAGACGACCCGGTCGTTATTGAGGAGGCCAAGCGACGACTGGGGAGGGATGAATAATGGCTTTAAAATTTAACCAGGCAGCAGCCCGGCAAAGGATCGCCAAGAAAAAGAAGAAAATACCCCAGGCCGGAAAGGTAGTCCTCGACCAGCTGAACAGCTTCATCGAGGCCGGGCAAGCAGAACCAACCTTCTGGCTTACCCGGATCTGGAACGACCAGCAGAACGCCATCACCTACAAGGAGCTGCGGGAAGCAATCCTGAACGGATTTATAGACGAGGCCACGCTGCAGGCATGGCAGAATGACTACGCCACATTTGTCAACGAAACCCTCAAGCCTTTGTGGATAGACAGCATGACCCAAGCGGCAGCGAACGTCACGGCAAAATACCCCGGTCTATTCTTCGACCCCATGGAGCAAGGCGTACGGAACTGGATCAACAACCACGGGAGCGAATGGGTAACCGTTATCAGCACCGAGCAGCGCGAAGCAATCAACGCCATGCTGAATAAGAGCTTCAGCGGAGACTGGAGCGTGGACGAGCTCGCCAGAGCCATCCGTCCCACCATCGGCCTGAACAAGATGCAGAGCATAGCCACCATGAATTATTACAAGCATGTCAAGGAGACGCTGCAGAAGAACAACCCGACAATGAAAGAGGCAACCGCCGCA